TCTGCACTGCTTGCGGTATCACTCTGTACGTTAAGTATATCGCCGGATTGCATTACAATCTTTGCACCACCATCCAAGACCTGTAGGGCGGAACCTACTGGAATCGGGGCATCTTTAATGATGTAGTAGTCGTCAGTGGCACCTGCGCCAGTGATGTACACATCCATTAAGATTTGGCTAGTTGTAACATTAGCGATATTGATACCAACAATTGCATCGTCGGAGTTTGCGGTGCGTAGAACGACCTCGCTTGTCCCGACGTTACGTGCAATGTTTCTTTCAAAATCCTGTGCCATGATTTCCTCTAATTATTAAAGTGCAATTGCCATTGCCACAGCAAAGCCAGCAGTCGCTGCACCGATGTCAGTTGCGACCTCCGATGCAGACCTACCTTCGATAGACGTGCCGTTAACACGCAAGAAGTCATCGTCAGCAACGCCGCTGGTAAACACAGCCACGTTGCCGTTGCTGATACCTGTGTCGGTGACTGCCGCAGTGCCGAGCCCAATGTCAGAGCGAACCTCTGATGCGGAGCGGCTCTCTAGACCGTTGGCTGTGAAACGAGCGAACTCGTCATCTGCCACAGACGAACTGTCAATCTTGACAGCGTTGGTGTTTGAGATGCCAAATGTTAAGGATGCCTGTCCACCGATGTCAGACAGCACTTCTGATGCAGAACGTCCCTCAATTGACGTACCATCTATACGAAGGAAGTCGTTGTCAGCAGCACCACTCGTAAACACTGCTACGTTGCCGTTGCTAATGCCAGTTGCGGCGACCGCAGCTGTACCAAGACCTAGCGTTGTGCGTTGTGCAGCCGCGTCAGCGTCATCCAACAATGCTTTACCAGCAGCAGTCAAGTCATACGTAGCTGCGCTACCAGAGCCTGTAAACTGAATACCCTTGTCAGCAGCAGATGTCAGGCCAGCAAGTGCCTGTAAGTCTGCATCAAGACGAGCGTTAGCCACGGTGCCAGACAACTGGCTGGCATCAATAGTTTTGTTAGTCAGAGTTTGAGAACCTGACAGTGTAGCCACAGTGCTGTCAATTGCAACAGTCAGGGTGTTGCCAGAACCGGATGTGTCAATGCCGGTGCCACCAGCGATATCGAGAGTTTCGCTGTCAAGGTCAATGCTAAGTGCCCCACCACTGTCACCTTGGAAGTCAAGGTCAGATGCTGTCAGCTGTGCATCTACGTATGCCTTGATAGCTTTTGCAGATGCAAGCGTAGTATCTGTGCCAGCCACACTAGACAGGTCTGTGTCAAGCACACCAGACTTTAGGTTATCTACCTCAATATTAGATAGGGTGTTGTTATCAGCATCAATAGTTTTATTTGTAAGAGTTTTAGATGTAGCAGCAAGGTATGTATCAAATGTATCTACTGTAGTCTGACGCATGGTCCCAGCATCGTTGGTTACGATGCCATCACTGCCAGCCACTGCCGTTGTGCCAGCAGAGGTGCCGCCATCCATAAGGTTGAGTTCTGCCGCAGTGGCGGTAACATTTGTGCCACCAATATCCAGCGTTGTCATTGAGACTTCGCCAGCCACTGTGGCAATACCATCAGCAACAGTAATCAGGTCAGTGTCATCCGTGTGACCAATCGTTGACCCATTAATTACAACATCATCAATATCAAGGGAGCCACCAGTAATAAGACCCGTGGTGGTAATAGTTGATGAACCTGTATCAATGGTGCCAAAGCCCGATGTAATAGAGCCAGAATTTAGTGCACCTACAGTGGTGGCTGCGGTAGTAACGAGATTAGGCATAGCCGTAATTTCGTCATCAAAATAGGCGGCAAGGTCAGTGACCGCCACCTGCTTCATAGTCCCATCATCGTTGAATACAACACGGTCGCCGTCTGCCACAGTTGTGCCAGATGCAGACGTACCACCATCCATAATGTTTAATTCAGCAGCAGTCGCTGTTACGTTAGTGCCGCCTATATCAAGAGTTGTTACAGATATCTCACCAGCGACAGTTGCAATACCATCTGCTAATGTTATTAGGTCTGTGTCGTCCGTGTGACCAATAGTTGCGCCATTGATATTGACATTATCAATGACAGCCTGTGTAATGGCACTGTTTGTACCAAGTGTGGCACCGTCAATAGAACCACCATCAATGTTGGCAGTGCCTGCTGCAAGAGCATCTGTCGTCACTGTGCCGTCAAAGAAAGCATCTTTAAACTCAAGTGAACTTGTGCCAAGGTCAACGTCATTGTTTGTTACAGGTACGATAGCACCGTCTTGGAATCTAAGTTGTTCTACTGAAGAACCTGCACCACCTGCATCTACAAACACACCAACACGATTATTTGTGTTATCGACAACGACTTTGTTAAGCGGGGTAGTTTCGCCAGGGTCTCCAATCAATCCAATAACCGGACCCTCAGCTGCTGTGCCGTCGTGTTTATGCCCCGTCGTATTTACGAATGCGGCCAGTACCTGATTAAATTCATCGTTACTGTGAGCGGCAGTAATAACGTCGCCGTCAGTGTATGAAGATTGCCTAGTGTATCCTGCCATTACCTTCTTGCTCCTGCGTCAAATTCTAACTGAAAACCTTTTAGTGAGTATGGTGCAGATGTGCCTCTGTCATTTACTCGTAGTGCCACCGCAAAACCTGAACCCTCTACAGGCTGTCTTACCAATGGGTTTGTCTGACCACCATACGTTGAGGTGTTGTATATGGCTGAACCATACACAGCGACAACGGTAGCTGTGTCAAACGGGTATGCTGCTGGTCTTGCAACGTCCGGTGCTTCATAGTCATACCGGAGAAACAAATCTGCGTTCACTGCCGCTTCCGGTGCGTAGTTGATAATCACACGCTGGAAGTTTTTACGGATACCGGCATCACCCATAGTTAGGTCAGGTGAACGATACTTGCCAACTATTGTGTTGCCATCAAAATCGTTGCCCTGCTCTTGCCTGTACACGTATCCATCAAAGTCGCCGTGTAAAATAAAGCTAGTACCAGCTACAACTGTTGAGTCTGTTGCACTTGCTCTAATGCCAAGTGTGTCACCAAACTCGTAGCTTTCTCCACGACGCACACAAATAATACCTTCTGTTGCTGCCCTTGTAGTGGATGCCTTACTGAAGAAAATACGGTACTGTGTCTTGTCTGGTATGACTAGACTTGTAAACTCATCTACGTCCGTAAGTTCTTGGAACCGTTTCTGGACAGGGCGACTAATCGTTCCAAGTTCAACGTCACCAATTCTTTCGGTACCAGCTACTGTACGAAGACCATCAGGCCCAAGAAATACAATGTCGCCAGCAAATTCTTGGATGGTAAATCCGTTAAGGCACCCAATCTCTCGTGTCACTGGCTGCACAGCAAAGTCAGAGGAAGTGCTACCCGTTAACTTGAATATCCGTTCTTCGCAGAAAATAAATAGCGAGTCACGAAACGGAAACAATCCAGTAATATTGCTATCTACTTTGATTGTTCCTGCACCATTGCTAGTAGCGAAATCGTTATCTGTGAACGGTGCAGTAAATGTAACTTGTTGCGGCGTGCTGGACATGCCAGCAAAGAAGATGTGGTCTTTAAATCCTGTTACAAACTTTGGATTAGCTGGTGCGCCAGATGCATTGATGTCTGTAACGGTGCTGCCGTCATATTTAGTAGCGTTGTTAGCACCATCTGCCCAGATGATAAAATCTGTTCCTGCGAGATTGTACCTAAAGAATGTATAACGTCCAGCACTTGTCCTACCTGTGTCTATCTCTGACCATGAACCAGTTGTACCAGCTTCGAATATCTTAGTTCCACGTGCTGCAATAACCTTAGAATTAAACAGCGCCACCATGAGTACAGGCTCTGTTGATGCAGAGGTCTGTGGTACAATATTGCTGTTCCACTTTGCGTAACCAGAGATACGCCTGTAACCACCACTGATATCCGGCTCAAAGTTTTGCAACTCTAGGGCCATACCAGGTTGCATAGCGAACGTAGACTGGTCGAGTACGAGTCCTCCCTGACACGCAAAAACAAATGGGCTAAGTTGCGCCTCGTCAGCCATTTGTTAAATCCTTGAGGTTACTGCTACAGTGCCATACCTTTGGGAGCGAGGAATGAAAGTGGACCGTATGTAATTGAAATTACGATTTAAAAACAGACTTTGCATATGTTTAATACCAGCTTCGAAACGGGAGAAGTTGATACCATATTGTTGGGCTTCTCCGCGATACTGGTACCCGTAAGCTGTAGCACCATCTACGATTACCTGTCTAAATTGTTCAGGAATAGTTGGGGCATCTGTAGCGGCGCTAAGTGCGGTTGGCTTAGTGAACGCATCATACTTTAGTGTGTAAGCTTTGTCTGGATATGGAAAAAGCCCGTAATTATTATCGGGCGTCCTAAAGACATATTCAGGCACACCACCTACATCAGATGTACTTTCTTGGTCAATGTATTTATCAATATATTCTTTATAATCCAACTGAATAAGGCTGACACCTGAAGTACCAAGAGATGTATCTTTGTCTATGCGGAACGTAGAATAATCGACGTGATAAATGCTGGTTCCAATAGTGTAACGAGTGGTTCCTGCTACCAAGGTTTCGGTCTGCAGTGCGTGGCTAAAAGACCAGCCAAACTCCCGTTGGAATATATAATTAATTGAGTCGTTTACGGCATTCTTACACTGTGTCTGAAATCCACGTGAAGAAGTAAAGTTCGATGAAGTCAGGGCCACTTCATTGAATCTAGCAAGAACTTCATTTGTGATGTCCAGATAAGTGTATGCCATGAGAACCCTGAGTTTAGGGACCGACTAACACAGCCGGTCCCTATTCTGTTAGTTACGCGTTGTCGCGAGCCACTTCAGCGGCGAGTTCCTGCGCACCGTTTACGTCTACGACGCAAGCGTATACACGAAGCTTACCAGTGGTAACGTCAGCAGATGATGCAATCAGTTTCACGTCAATCGTATCGGTAGTCGTTACGAACTGAGTGAAAGTTG